GGAATCGATACAGTTCTGTCTGCCGTTGGGTCAACAACGGTCAGGGTAGTTTAATAGGCGTCATCAGTTGCGCCTTCAAATATTACGGTTGCATCTTCTAATAGTGTTAAAGATGTACCTGCTGTCGCTGAATTAAGAACAGGACTCGTCAAAGTTTTATTAGTAAGAGTCTCTGAACCTGTAAGTGTAACTAAGGTCGCTTCTGCTGCTGTCTGATTGATCCACTTGGAACTGGTACTGTCATAAGCCAGGACTTCATTGTCAGCAACTGATGTAATTGTTACATCCGTATGTCCGCTAAAATTTGCAATATGGTTATTGAGATTAGTGTTTGTCGTATTCAGGTCATCAGATAATGCCAAACCTAATTCGGAAGAACTCTGGTTGATCCATACGCCTGATGTAGAGTCATAACCAGCAATATCATTGTCCGCGATGCTAGTCAACGTAACATCATCCAAACCATTAAAAGTTGTCGTTGCCAGTGCAGATGTCCGGAACTTGTTGTTCTCTTCCAGCCACTTTGCCAGGGAGTCAAGTTCACCCTGTTGGATCTGGACTCGCCCTTCTCGATCAATCGTACCGATTCTGGGTGGAGGTGCAAACTCACTCATGCCACATATCCAGCCAGGAACCGTCTTGGTACAGGATCTGAAACAGAAACCTGGAAAACCATGTCATAGGCACTACCTAGCTGATGCCACTGGACACGCTGCTTGTATTCACCAGCTGCACCGATTTTCTTGTTTCTTTGTTTCCAGGATCTACCACCATCCTGAGAGATCTCTAGCATGACTTCAGGATCACTGCCTTGTCCTGTTCTCACAGTGGTGCTGCCAACCTCCATGTCTATCTGGAGTTTATGAATAAACATCCGCATTCGTTCTTCATGGATGACCGGCGCACGTCGAAGAGAAATCATGGTTGTGCCATCGAACGTGAAGACCGTATCACTCAAGGTATGTAAGTTTCCGTCCGAGTCACCGACAATATTCTTACCATCAAAGAAGCTATGTGTTCTTATTTTCCACTTCTCGAAATCACCCAGATGTGCCTGGTAAGGACCGATCTCGAACCAGAGGTTTATCGATGCATCAAATACAAATGTTCTACCGTATCCTGTATCTGCCGTATCAAAAGTAAGGACATAGAATTCATGTCCCTTCCAATGGATTGCCATACCAAATGCATCTTTGAAATCTGGATACCCAGTCCACTCTCTTTCCAATGCCCTGGTTGAAATTCTTTCAATGCTATATCCGCTCATTCGACCAGCGAAGATTCCCCCATTGGCATCCTGGGCCAGGAAATGCGAACTGTTGTTGACAATGGCAACTGAAAACGGGGCTGCAATTCCATAGATGATTCGACCTGTCCGGATAGGCTCGAACGGCATTGGTGATGCCCCGGAGTTGTAATAGACCTGTGTCGTTTTATCACCGACCAGCATCAATTCTCTATCACTCCATAGAGCAGTTACATAATCCGACTTGAATTCTGCTGTCGCAGTCCTAGTTGCGCTCCAGGTTGATGCATCAAGCGAATCCGACACCCAGATGGATCCAGCATCCTTCTTGTTGACCACGAAAAAGGAATCCATGTAGGTGACATGGGTTGCCTTCGTGTCTGTAAAAGTAGAATCTGTTATCTTTGTTAAGGTGGAATCATCCCAGATATAGCCACTATCACCGTCAACCATCATCATTTCTAGTCCGTTCTCGTCCATAGAGACGAACCCGGTACTCGTACCAATCGCTCCGATTTGGGTAGAGTATCCTCCAGGGGACACTGTATAGACCACACTTCCAGATATCACTATTAGCTTGTCCTTAAATGGAAGCATGGCACGGACTGGACCCTCATTGAGAGATACCAATTTGGAGTATCCAGGAAAACCAGTTAAAACAATTTTGTTCTTATATCCTTCATCCTGTTCTGGATAAAGATTGACCGTTCTCTGGGTGGAAAAAGTAAGTGACTTTTCTGGTGAAGTTCCTCCTATAAAAGGAAACTCGATCATGGATGATCTCGCTTGGTATCGATCCAACCCATAATCTTGAAGGAGATGTCTGGAGATGGACCGGAATAGGTCAGGAAATATTTAATCTGGTTCGATGAATCAAGTGATACCCAGCCAGAATGGTTGATTTGAGTTACGTCACCACCATCAAACCTTGCTCCACCGACATGATGTGTCCAGGATGCATCCCCTGGAAGGATTGCTATCTCGACATTAGTAAAGTTCGTGCCACTGGCATCAGTAAACAAAGCAGCATAGTTCACGACAGATGAAGGTGGTGCCTTGATCGCCTGAGTTTCTGCAGTTGCTGACGTTAAACTGCTGTCTGAGAAGTCTTCTACGGGTGCATCGAGAATGGTATATCGATTACCTTCCCAACGACCGTTTACCAAGGCATTTGAAGCATTCAGTTTCCAGGTTCCAATGTAACGCTTTACATCGTAGCCAGATGGCATGGTCGGAGAAGTGGCCGAAGTACTGATTACAGCATCGACATTTCCGGTTCCGGTATTCTTAATAAGCCAAACATAAAGAACGATGTTATTGGCTAGAGATTCTCCAGAGGCAAGTCCACCGGCATCGTTTCCAACTGCCCAGCTAGCATCAATTCTCTTTGTGATCTCACTTCTAAGAACCATGTCCTCTACCAGGGTGGCATCCTTGACCGCGCCAGCAGTGATGTTGATGTCGTTGCTGGTATCACCTGAATCTCTGCTCAGTTTCAATCCATAGGGAATGAATGGAGCTTCTTTGGGATAGGGATTGGTCTGGTAAACCTCCATGTTGTCGAAATTGACGGTTCGTGTAGTGGAATGGGCATTGCCCGTAATCTTGATCTTGCCGTAACGAGTCGTCGATGGAGGTGTCGAGTTGAACCCGTAGAGACGGGTCCAGGCTGTTGGCGTAATGCCTTCTGTAGAGGAGTAGAGGGTGGTGCTTGAAATAGCACTTGCTGAATAAGTAAGCCAGTTGACTTCGATCTTTGGCTGCGCCCCGGCATTGCTTGCCAGGATATCAAACTCAAGAACTAATTCCTTGAGTGGATCAATGGGAAATGCATCGCTCAGAAGAGTGTCAGAACTGTTATTGGAACTGGTAAATTTACAGGACGCAGCACCATGTTGATGTCCTGATGTATCCCTGGCGATCACAGATCCAGAATCTGTTTCTGTCCAGTTTGCAAAAGGTTCAGATCCGGATCCAGCAGTCTCAAAAGAATGGTTGGAAAGAACATTCTGGGAGAGATCCGTAGCGACTGCACTCCAGGAGTCACCGAAGTCAGAGATAGACCGGATCGTTGTACCTGCACTGTTCTTTACAAGAACATCATAAAATCCTTCCGTGTAGATCTCATTCGTCGGTGGTCTACCGGCACTGTCCAAAGTGACCGGGTTGGAATGTTCACTTGATTTTGCAGCGTTCCTATAGATAGCCTTGGCAGTCGTTGTGCCAGGCGTATAGAAGTTAATTGTTCCACTGGCAAGAACTGCACCGGCATCGGTGAAGAATTGCCAAAGAGGATTTCCGATTTTTCTAGCTGGCATATAGCCACCCCGTATCAGGTCTCATTTGCAGCGGAGATCTCTCTGCATCCCAGGAGTCCGCTACATATTTGGTTTCGTTTGCCAATGACCGCAAGAATGCGATCTTCTCTTGTGGTGCGCGATATGCGACTGCCAATCGATAGGCCAGGTTGTAAGTCAATGGTTCAATCCATTCCTGGGGAAAGGAGAAGTCATTAGCTGCAGCATCCATGTCATCGATGGGGAAGTCACAAAGAGCAATGATGTAATCCTGGACTGTGTCCGGTTCTCCAAAGATGGATACTTTGGAATTGGTCAACTGAGGATCAAAGTAATATTCTGCTGGCCGGGAATCTGTACTCTTGGTCGGACGGTTCCAGTACTCTTCTCTTGAAATCGTGAACAGCTGGGTATCGATGTCCGCGCTCTTGTCATGTAGGACCGCAGAATTGATCCGCAGTGGTCGTTGTGCCTTGGTGGTGTAGGTATAGACGTAGTTATCAACAGCAGCTGCGTCAGCTACTCCAGAGGCAATGGCTACCGTATCCGAATCTGTAACACTCGAAATGGTGGTCGTATGTAACGTACCGTCATCGAGTTCAATCAGGATGTAATCAGCTGCAGTCATCCCTGTACTCGAATCGATATCGATCGAGGTAGCAGAAGAAGAAGCAGCTGTCTTGATCTGGGTCGAGACAAAGGATTCAGTCCAATGGTCTCCACTCGGTCCGAGGGAATAGGTATTCGTATCTTTTTCCAGGAACAGGTAGGATTTACGGACTGCCCAGAGACGTTTGCCGTCTGCTTGCCACCACTTGATCATCCGGTTCAGCTGAACTGCACCGAATTCTCCCTCATCACTTCCTAGACTGTCGTTCGGATCCAGGACGCCAGCTTCAACAAAAGCATCCTTGATTAACTGGTCTCGGTTTCTACTAAAATCGTATGAACTAGACGTTGCCATTTTTCTTTCTTTTGAATGTTAGTGGTCCTGGGAGGATCCAACCGATCAGCATCAGTGCAAGCGCACAGATCCCGATCCACATTGCTCCACTTTCTATAAGGGTTCCCAGCATAGTCCACAGGTTGTCAGGCGCACATTCCATCTCAATTGGTTCTCCCTTGGTCTGTAAGTTGGTCGCAATTGCCGTTGCAGTCACAGGCGCTGCTACCACTGCAGCTGTTGATACAGGACTCAACACTGCGCTTGCCACACCCGCAGAGGTCGCTGCCACTCCCCCGAGAATCGCTGCCTTTTTCAGAGTGGTACACCCGACTAATAAAAATATCAGTATTAGCCCGTAAAGACATTGTATAAACCGATAAGGACGATCCCGGCTAGGACTAGCATTACCCATGGTTTTCTAATTTCCTTGCCGAGTTTACTGAATTTGGTTGCAGCATCTTTAACGTTTTCTTCGATCTTGTCTTGAATATCTACCATTATGATCCCTCTCTATGTAACAAAGTTTCTTCCATTCGATCTATCCTGGAAAGGATTCGATCAACTGCTTGTTCAAAGTCTTGCTTCTGCACATACATGGAAAGGGTTTCAGTTTGTACCTTGGTGATCCTGTTATGCAGGGTCATGTCGCTTTCTCTAAGATTGTCCACTAATTGCCAAAACCTCCGCATCATCATTCCGATACCAAGCATTAAAAGACCCAGTACCGCATCTAACATTACACCCGTTTCCATCATTGCCAATCCTCATTTGGGTTAGAACCCGTTGCCATCCCTATATTTATTTTCTTCCTAAGACTTATAGGAACACTGTGTACTTCACCAACCAAATTTTGGTCTTTCAGGGTAAATCTAAAGACCGTGATTTCGTGTCCTATGTGAGTCAGTCGCACTGTCTTTCTTGCAATGATTTGTGTATGGCCGGTTTTAGTTCTGACCACGCAATTAACATCAAATGGCAGTGCCTTATCCTTATCAGAATAGGCATGGACATTTATGATGTACTCCCCGTCCGCTAAACCCCTGGTGTAGGCATTTTCATAATTCTCAGGCATCGGGTCGAACTTAGCTCCAAGGTCGTCCCGCAGCAGGTTGAACCCTGCATCGTCCTGGTTCGAATAACCAACTGGCCTTTTGTCATTAGGAGACACCACCCAGAGATCGACATCTGTCCAGGTACTAGGAGGCCAGGAGATCTCGACAATCAACACTCCTGGTGGATCTTCATCTTTCTTCTT